GCGGATGATACGGGCAGATTCGGGGTGGCTGCGGGTGGCCATAAAGAATCACCTCGATTCAAAATTATTTAATCTCCGAAAAAGGCAATGAGAAGATAAATTACAAGAAGCACCGAAAGGCAACCACAGCCTTGAGCAGTTGCTCGCGCTGTTGCAGAATCTCTTTCGTTAGAGGTTGAAGGAACAGTTTTATCAACTTGAGAAATTATTACAGGCGAATTGGGATTAGTTAGAGCAGAATATAGTAACTTTGCGGAAGTTCTTGTTATGAATTTTTCATCGGTTCCGTATTCTATTGCGGAAGAAATAGCGCCGGTAATCATAGATGGATTAGAAGGGAAGAGCAAGAAAAGAAGATATAAAACGTGGTACCAAGCAAAAACATCGGGTGGTGTAGATAATTCTAGGCCAAAAAAGTTGACTACTTCTAATGGATTTTCAGTTAACTGCTCCAAAGCCTTTGTTCTAATCCATGGCCAGAAAGGCTTGCGAGTTATTGATTCAGAAGAACGAATGACACCAAGCGGTATATTGCAGTAAAGACTCATATCATCAAGCGTGGATTTGAATTTATGAATATACTTTGAGGATTGAAATTCCTCCATGATGATTCCTCCATATACAGATTAACCGCTTTGGTACAGCCAGAGCGGTTATTTTTTATGCTTCCTTTGCGCCCAGGCCAGACGCAGGACGTTTATGATACGGCGTCAAAACAAGCATCATAACCAGCATCATAGCCCTCTGTATAAGCTTCACTGTAACCATCTGCTATACCATCAATATGACCTTCTTCCCAGCCGTCGTCCCAACCGGCGTCATATTCATTACGAATTGATTGATTTTCTTCACGGCAACTGTCGTAACCATCATTCCAGCCTTTATTATAAGAGCTCTTGTTGATTCGATTGGTTTCGAAATCATCGCCGGCCCTAAAACCATCGTCCCAACCGGCGTTATAGCTATCATGACTTGCTTGAGAAACGGCATTTTGATAATAGGGAGAGGTTGGCTGATAGAAATTATAATATCCCTCACCAAGACGAATTCCGAAGTATAGCCCAATACTAAGAAAAATAATCAATAGAAAAGTCTTGATAAAAATAGCAATAATAGACCGATGGACATGGGTGTTTTGCTCCACAATAAAGCCCTCCCTATATGTATTTGCACAATCATAGAAGAAAAGGCGCGAGGATGGGAAGTGTCAAAATCACCAAAGATTTGCTATAAAATTTGTTTTGTTGCTACGGCAACATAAAAAGGCTCTTGTGCAGGGACGCACAGGAGCCTTTTCGCTTATTTCAGCCTGCGTTGGCGGCTGTACCAGCGGAGGGAGAGACAGCGACCTCCGCTTTTTTCTGCGCAAGAAGTTCCTGACGATAGGCTTCAACTTCGGCATCGACGTCCAGCGCCGGGGGCGAGACAGACAACTCTGCGGCCAAAGAATCGACGTAGCGAAGGATAGCCTCCTGATCGGCAGTGCTGAGCTTGAGAAAAGCTGAGATGACGGCTTTTTTTCGCTCATCCAGATGATACTCGGCGGCCAGACGGTCAAGAGAAGATTCTGCGCTCTGGTCGAACATCTCGCCTTCGCCGGTGCGCAGCCACATTTCGTTGACGCCAAACTCGCGGCAGATAGACGCAACTGTCTGCTCGGTCGTTCCGTTTTTGCCACTCTCAATCAAGCTGATGGCTGATTTGCTCAAACCTACACGCTTACCGAATTGCTCCATTGTCAATCCGAGGGCTTTACGTGCGGCTTTGATTCGCTCGTTCATGGTTTTCACCTCCCTTCGACGCTACTATAGCACATCGAGTTCAGAAAATCAACACGAAATGCAAAGAAACACTTGACAAAGATGAGATTATAAACTAAAATAAACTCGGAAAGTTCAGATAGAAAACTTTCTGAGAGCGGTAACAAACGAGGAGGTTGATAAAATGTCAGTCGCAGAGATGAACGCCAGTAGCTTGCTGGACAAAATGAAGACTCTGCCGGAGGACGTGCAGGTAAAACTGGGGTACATGATCGAAGGGGCAGCGCTGCTGGCCACCAGCCGGACGAACGTGGACGACCCGCCGAAGAGTGCGTGAGGAAGGAGGAAAAGTGAAAGAAGCGATAGTTTGGCTGCTGGCGGCGTGGGCGATGAATATTGCAGCCGTGTGGGTAGCGAAAGTATGGCTGCATGGCGAGAGACAGGGGTATATCCTGTTTTCCATCGGCGTGAGCTACTTATACACGGTGCTTGTGCTTTGTGAGTGGCTGGTGCCGGGGTTCACGCAGCTGTAGCAGCTCCTGCCGCATAGCCTCGACGGCTTCATACTCAGCAACTTTGAGTTTTTCTACAACATTGGTAGATGCAGGAGAAGAGCGGAATTCCATAAGCAGTGCTGAAAGCGCACTGAGCTTTTTACAGGTAGCATCCTCTTCAGAGAAGAGGATCGCATAGGAACAGCGGGCGAGCAAATCGCCGGCGGAAGTACGATCCAGAAGATTCATGCAGCGGTCAGTGGCTTGGAAGAACTGCTGGTAGGCTTCGACTTTGGCGTGGAAAAAGAGCTTGTCGGATTCAAGTCTATAGGCATACAGGTTAGAACTACGAGCAATGAAGACCTGTGCAATGGAAGCGAAGAGGGCGGCTGCGGCGGAGATGAGAGCGGCAAAGGAGGAAACAAGGGTCAATTTTTCGACAAAAGTCATAATTACACATCCTTTCTGAAAGGATTGTATCACGCAACGGGAAAGCGGACAAGCCGCTGACCCGCCGAAGAGTGCGGGAGAAAGGAGAAAGACATGGAAGAAATGCTGAAGAATCTGAACGGGCCGTGGAGCAACGCGGCCTGCATGGGCTACTGCCTGATTGCAATGCGCCGGGCTCATATATGCCGCGGTCCACAGCTCAGGGTGCTGAGAGAATTGGAGCTGTGTTTTGACGATGTGAGCATCGAAGACGCGGAAAAGGCCGGCTATGCCAATACGGCTGGTTATATCAACACGGAGGGATAAGCAATGAACCGTTACATGATCGTGATCCCGGCGAAGAACCGGAGTTTTGTGCTCAAGTGCGACGAGGGGGACGGCGCGAAGCTGGAGACCCTGCAGAAGCTGGTGAGCGGATATGTGGAGACCGTGCCGTCGGCACTGGACGCCACCTGGGCGCGGGAGGAAGCCGACCGGCTGGTGCTGCTGGTGGACGAGGAGGGCCGAATGAAGTGCAAGCCCGCGAACCAGAAGGCCACGCAGCTTGCCCCGGCGGACTTTACGGCGAACGGCAAGCTGCCCATCGTGGGCGCTGCCGTGCTGATGTTCCAGCGGGGGGACAAGCTGATGGGCTTTAGCAAGCACGTGGCCGACACCATTTGCAGCGAGTGGCTGTGAGGAGGTGAGCCCATGCGAAAAGCAAAGGTATGGGACGCAAGGCAGCTGCCCGCGTATCTGACCGTGGCGCAGTACGGCGAGCTGATGGGCATCTGCCCGAAGACGGTGCGGCGGATGTGCCAGCGGGGAGAGCTGCCCGCCCACAAGGAGGGGCCGAGGCTGTGGCGCATCGACAAGAACGCTGCGCTGGAGCAGCGGCAGGAGGCTATGGAGATCTGCCAGCAGAACGCCAGGAAGGCCCCGAAAAACAAAAAGCCCGCCGGTGCTGGAACACCGACGAGCTTCCGAGTGACAGGTTGAAGGGCCTATCACCAGAACGATTTTACCACAGAAGGGAGAAAAGCGCAATGAAAATGAGGATACAGGTGCTTTACCTGACCGGCACTGCGCTGCTGATCGGCGCGGCGGGGGTGGGCGACAGCATCACCTTTGACGCCGTGGGCAGCTGGACGGGTGCGGTCATCCTGGCCGTGCTGCTGGCCGCCGGCGGCATCGTCTGCTGGGGCTATGGCCGGGGGCTTGAGATCGAGCGGGCAGAAAAGGCGCAGATGCGCCGGTACTGCCGGAAGCTGAAGAGCTGCCAGAGGGCGGCGGAAGAGAAGAACGACAGGCATAGTGCGTAAAGGAGAAGAGTGCAATGGTACGAATTGAGATAAAGAAGATAGCAGAGGGACAGATCATGCTCGGCATAGAGGCAAAAAAAGAAGCGCCGGATGAGGTGCTGACGTGTGCCGCCCGGGGCTTTGTGGGTGTGGCAAAGCATCTGCTGGGGCCGATGGCGACCAACCCACAGTTTGCCGAGGAAATTTCGAGGGGGATCAAGGAAATGCTGCTGGATACGGAAGACCTCAAGGTAACGCGGGGCGCGGAGGGCAAAGAAGCGGCGTTTATGGCAGCGCTGTACGGAATGAATGCGGGGGAGCAGAAATGAAACTGGAAGAATACGAGCAGATCCTGCGCACCGGTACGCCCAGTGACCGGGCGCGGGCCATCGCCGCAGCGAGCGACGACAAGGAGCTGAGCGAAGAGGAGTTCCACCGGCTGACGGCGCTCATTAAGGGCGCTGTCCGGCCCAGCGCCCGGAAGATGACGCCGGACGAGGCGAAGCTCTGGGCAGAGGTGAGCCGGGTGAACACCCGGCTGAAGCAGGAGATGGTGGCAGTCAGCTTTACGGTGCGGGCCTTGCCGGGCGACCTGCAGGAGGACGCCATCAACATCCTCTCCAAGACCGTGAGCGGGATGCTGGGCGATCTGACCCGCCTGATGGCGGAGACGGGGGAGCCGTGACAGACCGAAAGCAATGCATCCATGTTTTTGAGATAACCCGTCCGGGGTGCCTTGCTTGCGCCGGGCGGGATGAGAAGTGCAGGGAGTACGAGCAACATGAAGAAAAACAAAATGAGCCTCACGACAGAGCTTGATCTGACGCGGGAGGGAACGGCGGAGATGACGAGGTGGTGCATCCTCATCGCGCTGCATCAGAGCTTCGGCGTTGGCGCGGCGCGACTGAACAAGATCCTGGCCCGGGCGGAAAAGCTGGGGCAGGAGAGTCTGGATGTGGCCATGACGGTGAACGAGCGGGGGATGCCCTCGACGGACAGGAGCCTTGCTTTGCGGCGCAGCTGGATGCCGGAGGGCGTGAACCCGGACTTCCGGGTGCCGGTGCTGCGCAGCCCCCGCACCCGGCGGGAAGAGCAGCTGCGGATGGCGGGCGATGTGGCGGCCAGCATGGTCTGGACGCTGTGCGCTGAGGCCTGCATCGAGGAGCTGGGCTTCGGCGCCGGGCGGCTGAACCGGCTGAAAGAAGAGGCGCTGGCCAACTACCGGCAGGTGAACGAAGAAGGTCACGCGGATGGGCTGGATGTGGCGATGGAGCATCTGCGCCGGTGCGCGCAGGACGCGCTGAAGGAAGACATCATGGTGGAGAATCAGCCGGACGAAGACCGGGTCCTGCAGAGCGAGCGGGACTACGAAGAGCAGAAGCGGACTTTTTTGAAGCGGGCCGTGATGCAGGAGCTGGGACGCCGGGCCGGGAAGGGCGGCCTGCGGATCCTGAGCGAAAAGAAGCTGGAAGAAAAGGCTGCTGCTGCGATGGCGCAGCTGAAGGAGAGTACATGGGCAAAGCGAATCTCTACACCGTAAAGGACTACCGGACCGGGGAAGTCCTCGCAAAAGGCACAGCCGGAGAGCTGGAAGCCAGCGGCATCGTGCCGAAGGGCTACCACACCAGCGAGTGGGCCAAGCACGAGAACAACCGGATGAGGGGCCGGAAGTACAACATCAGCAGCGAGCTGCTGTATCCGGAGGACAAGCCCCGGCGGGGCGAGAAGGGGCGGGTGATGAACGTCTATACCTGCTACGATGCGGCCGGGAACGTGCTGGGCGAAGGCACAGCAAGGGAGCTGTGGGAGGCGGGCGTCTTTGAGGACGACAACGCGGTCTATACCTTTTACAACCAGCGGGGCGGGCGCTGCGACAGGCTCGGCATCGCAAAAATGACCTGCCGAAAAGAGGTGCGGCAGGTCAGTATGCACAATGCCCGGAGCGAAAAGCCGCCCAAGCCGAAGAGCAAAAAGCCGAAGCTGCCGGTGCTGCGGCGGATCAAGGACCCGACGCCGCTGGACTACGACGTCCACGACCTGATGACCTACAACGCCATCGCCAAAAAAGAGGGCCGACCGGAGCTGACCTATGGCTACTGGGCGGCGGCTGGAAAGCCGGCAAGGCCATAAAAATACAGACAGGTAAGCCCCCGATGGGAAACCATCGGGGGCGTCTTCGACAAAAAATATAAGGCGAGATGGGTGCTGCCGAGGGAGCTCGGCGGCAGGCATATCGGTTTATATAATCCTTTTTATAAAAAAGCGTCCGTGCGGGCGCTTTGGGGAGCTAGTATACCCGTTATTCCCGTGACGGTGATGGGCCACAGGAAAGAAAACTACACTACCAGCTCAAGGCAGCAGGAGGGTACAAGATGAAGCAGACCTACACCCGGGAGAAGAAAACACTCTGCGGAGAGGGGTACATGGAGGTGGACCTCTACCACATCACACCGGAGGAGCACGCAGCCAAGCGCCGGAAGAAGACGAGACCCAGCAGCGAGCGGCAGAAAAAGCGGAACGCCCAGCACTCCCACCGGTGGCGGGTGCAGAAAGCCAACGCCAACTTTACCGTGCTGGGATTTTATCTGACCCTGACCTACATAGACACCTTTTTGCCGGAGAGCATGGAGCAGGCCCAGCGAGATCTGCGCAACTACATCCGCCGGGTGAAGGCTGCCATCGCAAAGCTGTACGGCCCAGGCGCGGAGCTGCGGGTCATGGGCCTGACCGGCTGCGGGCGAAAGAGCGGGCGGTACCACCACCACTTGCTGGTGGAGTGCAAAGGGCTGACCATGCGGCAAAACGCCGACTTCCGGCAGCTGCTGGAGGACAAGTGGGCCATGCGCTGGCCGGACGGCAGCGTGGAGAGCCTTGGCACGGCCAACGCCGACCGGCTGAATCTGCAAAACAGGCTGGATGACCTGATCACCTACTTCGAAAAGCACGGGCAGATGAGGTGGTACGAGACGCGGAATCTGACACTGCCGGTGGAGCACACCCCCAACGACACCCGATGGAGCCGCAAGCAGCTGCGCAAAGGCTGCACCGACTGCAAGGACAACGCCTACTGGTGGGAGCAGAGATACCCGGGCTGGGAAGTTTGTGCGGTGCGTCGTGCCGGAGCTGGACGCGCCAGGCGACGAAAAAGAGGGATGGGACGCAGACGAGCTGCGCTGCTATGTGGTGATGGTAAAGCGGGAGGGTGCGAAAGTTCGCACCTGACAGACAAAGTACCGGTATTTTGCGTTTTAACGCGCGCGGAAGAAAGGCGGCGAGGGGTTGACCAGGGAGCAGAAACGACGGGTGCGGGCAGAGCTGCGGCTCTGCGGGCAGGGGAAAAGCGACTGGGCGGGCGTGATCGCGCTGGCGATGGACTACTACGAGGCCGAAGACCCGGTATGCAGGCGGCTTTTACAGCTGCGGTATCTGGACGGGATGCCGGAGGAGCGGGTGGTGGCGAAGCTGCACATCGGGCGGACGACCTACTACCACAAGGAGCTGGAGGCGCTGAGCACCGTGGCGGTGTATGCAGCGGCGGCAGGGCTGTTGCCCTCTCAGTCGGCTGTGCCGACAGCTCCCCCGAAGGGGTGAGCCTTTGGCAGGCCGGGGAAGTCTGAGCGGGACGCCGAAGCTCTGATGAGACGCGAAATGCCGGGCCTTGTGACAGAGGGCAGCAGGCGCTGAACCGAGACAGCGGAGTAATGACCGAGAGGATGGCTGGGGAGACCCGGCCTGTTTGTGCTGCCTGGCTCTCAAATGTCCGCAGTAGTTTTGTTTTTCCGGCGGCGGTAGACTGGGAGAGAAGAACCTCTCAGTCTCGCTTCGCTCGCCAGCTCCCCTACCGAGGGGAGCCCTTGGCAGGCCGGGCAGGCCTGAGCGGGACGAAACAGGCCCGACGGAGCGCAAAAGCGTGGGCCTTGCGACAGAGGGGAGGCAGAGCGGTGGCCAAGCGGGCGTATTGCAAAAACACGGTAAAAGGGACCCGGAGGGGGCGAAAGTACCCGCCGAAGGTGCGGGCCGAGGTGCTGATGGCCATGCTGTCGTCTGGATCCATCTGTGCGGTAGCCCGGCGGTACGGCGTACCGGAGAGCACCATCCGCAGCTGGATGGCCGAGGAAGCCGGCCGGAGCGACGCCTTTGCAAAAGAGCGGCAGGCTGCTGCGCGGGAGATCGCCATCCGGGCCAGCCTCGGGGCGAGGGCGCAGGTGAGCTATTTGCAGAGCCGTGTGGACGAGAGCCAGCGAGCCGCGCAGGTACAGGCCAAGCTCCACCGGAAACTGGACGAGGACACCCGCGCCCGCTGCTTTGCGGTAGGCACACTGCTCAAGAGTGATGCCGAAGAGCTGGCGGACGCCACGGAGACGGGGCTTGTGCTGTACGCTGCCGAGGACAGCTATGACCGGCAGCTGGACAGCGAGGAGCGAAAGCTGCTGGATGCCCAGCTGGAGCGGTACAGCGGCCGGGTGATGAGCGACAAAAACGCCGCTGCCATGGCCACCGTGCTGATGACCGTGGCCGAAAAGGCTGCTGCGATGGTACCGGCCCAGAGCCAGAGCGAGGGCGATGCCCCACCGCTGGTGGAGATCGGAGCCGAGAGCCGGGAAGAAAAAGGGCCGGAGGTGATGGTGGATGGAGCATAAGAGCCACAACGGACGGCTGGTGATCTGGTCGCCGCAGCCGAGGCAGGCAGCTTTTATGGCCCGCACCGAGGACGAGGCTTTGTATGGGGGCGCTGCTGGCGGCGGGAAGAGCGACGCACTGATCATCGAGGCGCTGCGGCAGGTACATATCCCACACTACCGGGCGCTCATCCTGCGCAAGACTTACCCGCAGCTTTCGGAGCTGATCGACAAGACCATGCGGTACTACAAGCCGGTGTTTCCCAAAGCGAGGTACAACGGCTCGAGCCACTGCTGGACCTTCCCCAGCGGGGCGAAGATCTATTTCGGCAGCTTAAACCATGCGCAGGACAAGTACAACTATCAGGGCAAAGCCTTCGACTTTATCGGCGTGGACGAGCTGACCCACTTTACCTGGGACGAGTACAGCTATGTCATGAGCCGCAACCGCCCCAGCGGCCCCGGCACCCGGGTGTACATCCGGGCCACGGCCAACCCCGGCGGGGTGGGGCATGGCTGGGTGAAGGCACGGTTTATCAGCCCGGCGCCGGCCGGGACGCGGATAGTGCAGCTGGTGAAGGTAAAAGCGCCGGGAGGGGGAGAGATCACCCGGCGGCGCACCCGCATTTTTATCCCGTCCACCGTCTTTGACAACCCGGCGCTGCTGGAAAATGACCCGGGCTACATCGGCACACTGGCCTCGCTGCCGGAGGCCGAGAAGCAGGCGCTGCTCTACGGAAACTGGGACAGCTTTTCGGGACAGGTGTTCACCGAGTGGCGGAACGACCCGAACCACTACAAGGACCAGCGCTGGACCCACGTCATCGAACCGTTCCCCATCCCGGAACACTGGAAGATCTGGCGGGGGTACGACTTCGGTTTCTCGAAGCCGTTTTCGGTGGGGTGGTATGCAGCGGACGAGCGCGGGCGGCTCTACCGCATCAAGGAGCTTTACGGCTGCACTGGAACGCCCAACGAGGGTCTGAGAAAGGACCCGATGGAACAGGCACGGATGATCCGGGAAGCGGAGGAAAATGACCCGCTGCTGAAAGGCCGGGTCATCCTGGGCGTGGCCGACCCGGCCATCTTTGACGAGAGCCGGGGCGAGAGCATCGCGGACATGCAGGAGAAAAGCCCGAACTTTCTGCATTGGATGCCCGGCGACCACACCCGTCTGGCGGGAAAGATGCAGTTTCACTACCGACTGGCTTTCGGCGAAGACGGCAGGCCGATGCTGCAGGTCTTCAACACCTGCAAGCACTTCATCCGCACCATCCCGAACCTCGTCTATGACGAGAGCAATGTGGAGGACATCGACACCACGCAGGAGGACCACATCTACGACGAGTGCCGGTATGTGCTGATGGAGAACCCCATCAGCGCCGCAAAGCACACCCAGCCGCCGCCCATGCTGGACGACCCGCTGGATATGGATCCGAGGAAGGACAAGACGAGGTTTATGAGGATTTGAATTGTTTTGCGCTCCGCGCAGGTCAGAGCACTTTTGCATTAAGGCTAATGTTCTCTTTTGGTGTCAAAAGAGAACCAGAAAACCACCAGCGATTTCGACGCGCTGGATCCACGAGAAAGGGGCTACTCGCCCCTTTCAGACCCCAAAGAAGAAGTCGAAACGGAAAAAAGCTAGCCGCTGCGCTAAACGCTTTTTTCTCGTTTCTCTGATTTACGGCTTTGCCGATGATTTCAGGCTTTAGAAGGACCAGAAGGTGAGAATAGTTGAACGAAAGAGAAACAGATATGATGGCGGCGGTCGCCGACAACGAGCCGCAGGCACAGACAGAAGGAGTCAGTCTGGCCGGGGTGCTGGATGGTGAACCGGCGATCGGCGAGAAGGAGATCAGCGAGGCAATGGCCATCCTCGAAAAGTACAAGTCGACCAAGGCCAGCCTCGACAAGCGGATCATCGACAACGAAGAATGGTACAAGCTGGGCCACTGGAAGCAGTACGGCAACCGGGTGATGGAGGGCAAGCGCGCCCCCAGCACGGGGTGGCTGTTCAACTCCATCGCCAACAAACACGCCGACGCCATGGACAACTACCCGGAGCCGAACGTGCTGCCGAGGGCGCAGGACGACGAGGAGACGGCGAGGCTCCTCTCCGACATTCTGCCGGTGGTGCTGGAACAGGCCGACTACGAGAGCGTGTACAGCGACACCTGGTGGCGTAAGCTCAAGCAGGGTACCGGCGTCAAGGGCATTTTTTGGGACCCGGCGCTGCGGGAGGGCCTTGGGGACATCGCCATCCGGAGCATGGATCTTCTGATGCTCTACTGGGAGCCGGGCGTGGAGGACATCCAGGACTCGGCAAACTTTTTCTCGCTGGCACTGGCCGACAACGACCGTCTGGCGGCCCGGTGGCCTCAGCTGGAGGGCAAGGCGGGCAGCAGCGGCATCACCGTGGGGCAGTACGTCAGCGACCGGAACATCGACACCAGCGAAAAGAGCGTGGTGGTGGACTGGTATTACAAGCGGGAGAAGCCCGGCGGTCAGACCGTGGTGCATTACTGCAAGTTCTGCAACGGCGTGGTGCTCTACGCCAGCGAGAACGACCCGGCGATGGCCGAGACGGGCTTCTACGACCACGGAAAATATCCCTTTGTGTTCGACCCGCTCTTTGTGGAAGAGAACAGCCCGGCGGGCTTCGGGTACATCGACGTGATGAAGGACACCCAGGACGCCATCGACCGGATGACGCAGGCCATGGACGAGAACACGCTGGCAGCGGCCAAGAAACGCTACCTTATCTCGGACACGGCGGGCGTGAACGAGGACGAGCTGCTGGACACGGCGAAAGATGTGGTGCATATCACGGGACGGCTGGACGAGCGGGGCTTTATGGAGCTGGATACCGCCCCGCTGCCCTCCAACACCATCGCCTACCAGCAGAACCGTGTGGCCGAGCTGAAGGAGATCAGCGGCAACCGGGACGTGAACCAGGGCGGCGCGACCAGCGGCCTGACCGCTGCTTCGGCCATTGCGGCGCTGCAGGAAGCAGGCTCGAAGCTCAGCCGGGATATGCTGAAGAGCTCTTACCGCTCCTTTGCAAAAGAATGCTACTTCATCATCGATCTGATGCGGCAGTTCTACGACGAAGAGCGGGTCTACCGCATCACCGGCCAGCAGGGCGGCACGGAGTACCGGGAATTTTCCGGCCAGATGCTGCGGCCGCAGCCGGTGGAGAGCGTGGGCGGCGTGGAGCTGGGCGCCCATGAGCCGGTGTTCGACATCACGGTGAGCGCGGCCAAGAAGAGCACCTTCAGCCGCCTTAGCCAGAACGAGACGGCGAAGGAGTGCTATCAGCTGGGATTCTTTGCCCCGGCCAACGCGGACGCCGCACTGGCGTGTCTGGACATGATGGACTTCGAGGGCATCGAGAAGGTGCGCCAGAGGGTGGCCCAGAACGGCACCCTGTACCAGCAGCTGCAGCAGGCGATGGCACAGATCCAGCAGATGGCGGCAGTCATCGACCAGCAGAACGGATCCAACCTGAGCGAGCAGGCCGGTGCTGCAGCCGCTGCCATGACCGGCGGCGGAGGCGGCGGAGAGACCGGCGCAAAGACGGTAACGAACTCTCTGGGCGGACAGGTGGGCGGCGGGACCAACCCGCTGGCCACGAAAGCTGCCGAGAGGGCGATGAACATCAACAACCCGAATAAGTGAGGAGGTTCTACATGATCAAAATTATTTATGTGGCAGACCCGGAGGGCGGGAAGCTGACGATGAGGGCCGAGGGCCACGCGGGGTATGCCCCGGCGGGACAGGACATCGTATGTGCTGCGGTGAGCTGCCTGATGCAGACGCTGGCGTACAGCGCCGCGGAGGACGAACACACCTCGAGCTGCATCTATCAGGGCGAGGAAGGCCCGGTGTTGAATGTGGAGGCGGGCGACAGCGTCCTCATGCGGGACAAGTTCGAACTTGTGGCCGACGGTCTGGACCTGCTGGCCGAACAGTACCCGGAGAATGTGAACTTCAAGAAAAGATGCAAGTGCAGCCCGGCGGTGGACTTGCAGCTGTTTGCGGAGGGCGGCGGTGACGGTGCAGCGGCTGCTGGCGGTGATGGCGCCGCCCCCGCGGCAGCAGAAAAGGCGGCGGCTGCTCCCGCCCAGGGCAAAGGCCGGGAGGCTGCTGCCGCCGAGGTGGATGAGATGCTGAGCCCGGCGGAAGAGCCGGGCGCGGAGGAAGATGCTGCTGAAGGCGAGAAACAGGACGGCGCGGCAAACAAGAGCGGCACCGACCCGGAGGCGCACTGGAAGGCCTTTGGCGAACTGATGCGGGGCGAGTACAACCGGGAGTTTGGCGAGATGATCGTGCAGGCCACCCAGAAAGCCTACGACAGCATCCTGAACGAGCAGGGGCCGGTAGGGCGTATCCTGAACGCTCTGGGCCAGAAGTACGGCACTGCTCCCGGCGACTACGAGGCACTGGCTGCGGCCGTGGAGGGCGGCGTCGTGAAGGACGACGCCTACTACGAAGACATGGCCATGAAAAAGGGCATCAGCGTCCAGCTGGCCAAGGAGATGGACGCGCTGGAAAGCGAGAACGCCAAGCACCGCGCCGCAGAGCAGCAGAGGGCGGAGGCTGCCAAGATGGAAGCCATCCAGCAGGAGTGGGACGCCGCTGCGGAGCGCATCCGGGCCGAGGACCCGGGCTTTGACATCAAGACGGCGCTGGCTGACCCGGACTTTGCCCAGATGCTCAAGCTGGGCGTGAAGATGGAGGACGCTTACAAGGCCCGCTATTTCGACGACATCATGGCCCGGCGCACCACCCAGACGGCCAAGACCGTAGAGAAGGGCGTGGAAGCCCGGATCCGCCAGCGGGGCGCACGGCCTGCCGAGAACGGCACCAACCCCGGCGGCGCGGCGGTGCTGAAGACCGACGTCTCCAAGCTGACGCCCCAGCAGTGCGAAGAGTTGGAACGCCGGGCCATGCGGGGGCAGATCATCACTTTTTAACCGGAAGGCGCTGCTGACCGAAAGAAAACCTCTCACCGTTCTTGAGGGAAGATCCGGAAAGCGGAAGCCTCTCAATAAAGCAAGACACGAAAGGAGCACACAAATGAAAATCCACATGAATCTGCAGCTGTTTGCGCAGCCTGCAAACCACACCGGCGCGACCGGCATGAGCGCCGAGATGAAGACCTACTACGAGAAGCGTCTGCTGGATCAGGCGGAGCCGCTGCTGGTGCATGACCAGTTCGGCGACAAGTACCCCATCCCGGCCAACAACGGCAAGACCATCGAGTTTCGCAAGTACGAGAGCCTGCCCAAGGCCACCGAGCCTCTGACCGAGGGCGTGACCCCCAACGCTCAGGCTCTGACCGTCACCCCCATGACCGCCACCGTGAAGCAGTACGGCGGCTGGGCAGCCATCACCGACGTGCTGCAGCTGACCGCCATCGACAACAACATCACCCAGGCGACCAAGGTACTGGCATCTCAGGCGGGCCGCACGCTGGATACCGTGACCCGCGAGGTGCTGGCGGGCGGCACCAACGTCATCTACGCGCCGGCGGGCGACACCGCGGTGACCAGCCGCGCCAATCTGACCACTGCCAGTGTGCTGACGCCGGATCTTATCGACCAGGCGGCCACCGCCCTGAAGGCCCAGAACGCCGACGCCATCGGCGAGAGCTATGTGGCCATCGTCCACCCCTATGTGGCCTATGATCTGCGCCGCAACCCGGAGTGGATCGATGTCCACAAGTACGCTTCCCCCGACAACATCTACAACGGCGAGATCGGCAAGCTGGCCGGTGTGCGCTTCATCGAGACCAGCGAGGCGAAGATCTGGACCGGCGACGGCTGCCCCACCAGTCTGGCCGTGTTCGGTACGCTGGTGCTGGCGGCTCACGCCTACGCTGTGACCGAGGTGGAGGGCGGCGGCCTGCAGCACATCGTCAAGCAGCTGGGCGCGGGCGAAGACCCGCTGAACCAGCGCGCGTCCGTGGGTTGGAAGGCCATCAAGACCGCAGAGCGCCTGTGTGAGCAGTACATGGTGCGCATCGAGAGCGTCAGCCCGAAGTACAGCGCGAAGGCGAAGGCAAACTAATTACGGCTTCGCCGAGGATTTCAGGCTTTAGCTGAACAGGAACGGCAAAACGAAAGGAGAAGGATCTATTTATGGCGACTAAGAAAGAGACTGCTGCGGCCCAGGCCGTGGAGAACGCGGTGGAGACCGTGGAAAAGGCCGAGGCAAAGGCCGAAAAGAAGGACGAAGCAAAGGACGAAACAAAGGACGACGGCATGGTGACCATCCACCTGTTCAAGGACGACGACCGCTACGCGGCGCCGGTGTTCGTGGGCGTCAACGGCGACAGCTACCTCATCCAGCGCGGCATCGACGTGAAAGTGCCGAAGGCTGTGGCCGAGGTGCTGGAGCACAGCATCAAGCAGGACGCCGAGGCGGCCCGGAAGAGTCAGGCCATGCAGGCGGCGGCCGGTACGCAGATGATGACCATTTGATATTTCCCCCGGTACAGCTTGCAGGCGCTTGCTGCGCCGGGGGATTTTGTTTTGGAGGTTTTATGACAGCAGGCGAAGCGATAAAGATGGCCGACGAGCTGAGGCCGAACAACAGCTTTTCGGACGAGATGAAGCAGCTGTGGCTGCGGCAGGCTGACAGCGGCCTGCGGCGGAGCGTGGTGGAGCGCAGCGACACCGGCAGCGACTTTGAGGGGCGCGGCGCGGATATTTTGTGGGCGGAAGGGCTGGAATACGACACGCCGCTGCTGGCAGACAACGCAGCGGAAGCGCTCTATCCCCACTGGCTGGCGGCGCAGATGGACCTCGCCCTCGGCGAGACGGCCCGGGCGGCGAACGAATTGCAGCTCTACACGAGCTATGTGCAGGAGTTTGCGGCGTGGGTGAGGAGAAAGTATATGCCGGTGGGCAGCGGGAGGCTGATGACGTGAGCTTAAACCAGATAACGAACCAGAGGCAGCTGCTGCGGGTATTTGGCGGGCTGAACGAGGGGTATGCCTGCAGCGAGGCAGAGATGAGCGAGGAAAAGAACTTCTCTTCGCGGGGATACCCGGCTCTCGAGACCCGCAAGCCCCGGCGGAAGGTGCGTCAAGCGACCGGGATGAACGGGATGTACCACCTGAACGGTCTTTTGACCGTGGAAGGCACGACCCTGCGGTATGCCCCGGACGACGGCGGCGACGCCGTGGAGCTGGAGAACGCCCTGACGGACAGCGAGAAGAAGATGGTGGGCATGGGAACCAAGGTGCTCATCTGGCCGGACAAGATGGCCTTTGACACCGCGAGCGGAACGCTGAGCGCGCTGGGCTCCAGCTGGCAGCAGGGCGGCAGAAGCCTGACCGTGACCCCCTGCGACGCTGCGGGCGTGGTGTACACGCCGAACAAATTCGGCGCGACCGAGCCGGAAAACCCCGAGAACGGCGACGTCTGGCTCAAGCAGGCCGAAGATGCCCCGTGGAGCTACCGCGACGCCCTGAAGCTCTACAGCACGGCGGGCGGATGGCAGAACATCCTGCTGAACTGCTGCCGTGTGACCTGCGAGGGGCTGGGCGAAGCCTTCAAGGCTGGGGATACTGTGACCCTGACGGGCATCCCGGGCGTGGTGAAGAACGCCTATTCCGCCGATTTCGGCGGGGACGTGGTGGTGGACGACGTGGCCGGGGACTCGGTGATCCTCTCCATCGCGCCGGACATCGAGAGCGTTTTGTACTACGGCACCTGTGTGGTGACGGGGCAGAGCGTGGTGTGGACGGCCATGGACGGCAAGACCACCCAGACCTTCGACGGGCCTTTCCCGGACGTGACGGCCCAGCGGCGGGTGCCGGATCTGGACTGGCTGACAGAGCACAACAACCGTGTCTGGGGCTGCTCGAGCACCGAGAACGTCATCTATGCCTGCAAGCTGGGTGACGCCACCAACTGGTTCTCCTATCGCGGCACGGCAGCGGACAGCTATGCCGTGACCGTGGGCAGCGACGGAGCCTTTACCGGCGCGGCTACCTGCATGGGATACGTGCTTTTCTTCAAGGAGAACGGCTTACACAAGCTCTACGGCACCAAGCCCAGCGACTACCAGATGAGCAGCATCCAGTGCTCGGGCGTGGCCAAGGGCGCCCACCAGAGCCTCTGCGTCATCAACGAGACACTGTACTACCTCTCGATGGACGGCGTCATGGCGTGGGACGGCAGCCTGCCCACCAAGGTGTCGGCCTCGCTGGACGAGACGGCCATGAGCCGGGTGACAAGGGCGGCCGCCGGCGGGCTGGTGGGGCGGTACTACCTGCACACCGAAAGCCCCGGCGGGCAGCGGCTGCTGGTGTACGACACCGAGAAAGGACTCTGGCACGAGGAGGACGCCACCGGCTGGGCCATGTGCAGCACCGGGCGGCAGCTCTACCTCTGGGACAAAGAGGCCATCTGGGCCGCAGACGGGAGCCGGGAAGCCGGCGGCGAAGAGGACACGGTGGAATATGAGGCTGTGACCGGAGACATCGGACTCGGAGACCCGGACGACAAGTATTGCAGCCGGGTGACGGTGCGGCTGGACGCCATGGAGCGGACCGTGGTGACGCTGTGGGCCAGCTTCGACGGCGGCGAGTGGCAGGAGGTGGGCCGGGTGGATACCGCAGGGAAGCGTGTGCGGGTGAATCTGCCCTTCGTCCCGACCCGGCACGACACCATGCGGCTGCGTCTGACCGGAAAAGGGCAGATCGCAGTGAGGAGCATCGCCATGACGCTGAGCAGCAGCGAGGGCGGAAGAGTGAACGGAGGTGTACCGAGACGTGGCTAGTATCGTAGGGCTTTCGAAGATCTCCATGCCGAGGCTGGACGGGCTGGATACGGCCAGCGCCCGGGAGCTGAGGAATTATCTGTACCAGATGCAGGAGCAGCTGGAATATATTTTGAGCAACATTGACACCGAGAACCTCTCGGGGGACTTACAGGAGAAGCTGAAATAGCCCTCTCAGGCGCTGACGCGCCAGCTCTCCCAAAGGGCGAGCCATTGGCAGACCGGACAGGTCTGAGCTGGACATCTGAGGCCCGACAGGGCGCAAAAGAGCGGGCCTCGCTTACGAGGACAGGAGGATATGAACTATGAGCAGTTTGAGCAATGCGAGAGCGCAGCTGGAGGAGTGGGAGGCAAAGAGGCCGAGTAACTACGCCAGCCAGTACAAGGACAAGATCGACGGCGTGATGGGCAAGCTGGACGGGATGAAGGATTTTAGCTACGACCCCACCCGGGACGCAGCCTACGAGCAGTACAAGAACAGCTACACCCGGCAGGCAAAGCTTGCCAACGAGAACGCCCAGGCCAACGCCAGCGCCATCTCGGGCGGGTACGGCTCCAGCTACGGCACCCAGGCGGGCCAGAGCGCCTATCAGAACGCCATGGCGGGCCTGAGCAGCGCCACCAACAGCCTGTACAGCCAGGCGCTGAACCAGTACACCCAGAAAAAGAGCGACCTGCAGAGCCAGCTGAGCGGCTACCAGCAGGCCGAGGCGCAGGATTACGAGAAGTACCAGACCAACTACCAGAACTGGGAGAACCAGCGCAACTACTACCAGAACGCATACAATCAGGCGGCCAGCGAAAGCCAGGCGAAGAAGAGCCGGGGGACGGGCCTCTTTGGAACCATCCTGAGCGTTGCCGCAAGCCTGCTGCCGTTTTTGCTGTGAAAAGAGAAAGGGTTTGAGAAATGGGAGTTTTTAAGAGATACAAGGACGCGCAGGCGGCGCAGAAGGACGCGGAGAACGCGATGCCGGGGGCGTACCAGAGCAACTACACCGACCGGATCAACGAGGCACTGGACAGCATGGGCGCGGCCAGCAATGCGGGCTATGACGTAGGCACGGACAGCGACCTCTACCGGCAGTACCGCGCGGGGGCGCAGGCGAACGCCAGAGCGGCGGCCGAGAACGCCGCTGCGGGCGCTGCCGCGCTGAGCGGCGGGTACGGCTCCAGCTACGCGAACAGCGTGGCCCAGCAGGGATACCAGCAGGCCATGGCGAGCGTGGACGACGGGCTGGCCGGACTACGGGACAAGGCCCTGACCATGTACCAGCTGAAGCAGAACGGTCTTTCGGGGCTGCTGAGTGCGCTGCAGAATCAGGACAGCCTTGAGGCGGCAGAGCATCAGGGGGCTGTGGCCAACGCGCAGGACTGGCGGGACTACAAGAAGAGCCGGACGGATCAGGCGGCGCAGGAGAAGAGCGACTTTCTCTCGAACCTGTGGGAGATGGCGAAGAGCGTGGGCAGAGCCGGTCTGACGGCCTACGACACCTACAAGGGCTACACGCAGCAGAAGTGGGAGAACGACTTTGCCCGGGAGCAGTGGGAGTACAACAAAGAGCGCACCGGCCAGAGCGATGCGCTGAACGCCTACGAGCAGGCGTTTGATCTGTACCAGCAGGGGGCAGGCGATGCCGCGAACGCCGTGCTGGGCCGGTATGGTCTGGACACCGGCATCTTTGACAATTACAGCGGCGCGCCCATCACCCGCGCAGACAAGGCGGGTGCGCTCACGACTGCGGCGGGGCTGGCGGGCAGCGGCAGCGACGAGGCCGCACGGGCGGTGCTGGAGCTGTACGGTCTGGATCCGAACGCTGTGGGGAGCTACGGGACGATCGCGGGACGGCAGCTTGCAACGGCGCTGGCGAAAAAGAGCTCCGGCAGCTCGGGCAGCTCTTCGGGCAGCAGGAGCAGCGGCGGTGCGAAAAGCAGCGGGAGCAGCTGGACGAACAGCCAGCTGCAAAGTATGGCGAAGACATTTTCTTCTATGAAGGGAAATGAGCCGCTGTACGATTTTTACAAGAAGACCTTAACGGATAATGGGTGGCTCAATGCAGATACTGCGAACGACCAGAGCGTAAGCCAGAGCGGCGGTGTAGATATGGCGGCAATGCTGGCAAAGAACTATGCGAAAAAAGGCTATAGCGCGTGGGCTATCATGAACAATATGAGCCAGAACGGGTACAGTGATAACGAAATCGCAAGAGCGCTTGAGAAAGCGGGGGTGAAGGGCTGATGGCATGGACAGCGGAAAAAGTTAAGGCGATGAGAGAAAGCAACCCGTCGAAGACGGCAGAAAGCTCTGGGTGGACGGCAGAAAAGGTGAGAGCTATCCGCACCAAGACGCCGAATCCGTCCACTGCATCGAGCACAGCGCCGCCCAAAAGCAACATCTATGCAGATGCCTTGCAGCAGTATGCCGAGCGGCACGCCAGCGACATGGGGGAGGTGGACGCGAGGAATGAGCCCTCTCAGGCGCTGCGCGCCAGCTCCCCCAAAGGGGGAGCCACTGGCGTGTCGGGCAAGTTTCCGCTGGACGCTGGAAGTGCTGCGGGGCGTAAAATGGCGGGCGCTGCTACAGAGGGCAGCGGCATCGTTCCTACGCAGCAGATGCCGGAGGCGGCAGCCCGGGCGCTGGACATGGGGCAGAAGTGGGGTGTACCGGCGAAGAGCGGGAACGTGCTGGAGAACGTGGGCAGCGGGGCCATGGCTTACGGCAGCGGCCGGGCGCAGGAGCTGAGAGCCAGCTTTGCCAAGGACAGCGTACCGGACGAGTTCGACCGGATCAACCAGTGGTTGGACACCGGGGACAACAAGAATCTGGCCGACGCGGTGCGGCGGGTGGACAGCACCCACGGCGCGTACACGGACGTCGACCTCATCCAGAAGGGCGGCTGGACACAGGCGCAGATTGACGAGGCCCGGAAGATGAACGCGGCGCTGGACGCCATTCCCACATGGAAGCGGTATGCGCGCCGGGCGGCCAACACCATCGGAGGCGTCACGGACACGGTGGCCTCTGCCCCGGTGCTGGGCGCGGAGTACGGCGTACAGGCTGGAAAGAACATCGACGCCACCCTGAAGAACTGGAAACAGGTGGAGCAGGAGGTGAAGGGCGACGAACGCGCCCAGAGCCTGTTTGACCTTTTGACTGACGTAGACATGGATTATAACCCCACCTGGCCGGAGAGCCGGAACCGGGAGCTGATCTCGATGGGCTATAACTCCAAGGAGATCCGGGAGATGCGCCAGAAGCTGGCGGGGCTGGAAGTGAGCGACGGCATCGACAAGAACCAGAGCGTGGGCTACCAGCTCTATGACCGCGGGCAGCAGCTGACGGCTGCGGCCCAGAGCGGCCTGAGCCCGACCCAGCGGGCCGTGACGGGGGCCGTGACCAGCGCAGCGGAGAATCTGGCCGTGGCGGGCGTGAACCCGGCGGCAGTGCTGCCCGTCCTGAGCGCCCAGGGCGCGGCGGAGGCCATGGGCCAGAGCGCAGAGAAGGGCGAGAGTGCCGGTAAGGCATTGGGCGGCGGCCTCGCCAAGTTCGGCGCGGGATGGGCCATCAACTCGGTGGGCGCGGCAGACCTTGCAAAGACCATGGGCTCGGACTACGCCAAGGACACGCTGGCGGGACAGATCGCGGACCGGGTGCAGGGGCTGGCAGGCAGCTCGGAGCTGGCACAGCGGTACCCGGCGGTGGCTGCGGCCATCTCGGGCGGCATCGACAACTCGATGCAGGCCTTTGCGGAGACCTATGCGGACATGGCCATCGACGCTGCGCTGGGGGACAGCGAGGCGGCGAAGGATCTGTTTACCAAAGACACCTTCCTCACCGCGCTGGAAAGCGGGCTTTCCGGCGGTGCATCCGGCGCACTGGGCGGCGCGATTGGCACGGGGCTGGCAAAGCTGAACGGAGGAGACGCCAGTTTACTGGGGCAGACAGAGCATTATGACCAGATGGACCGGATGGAGCGGGCTGCTGCCCGGCAGAAGGAGTGGGAAGCCCGGGTGGCAGAGCCCTCTCAGGCGGCTGCGGATGGCTCCGCTGATAGAGCGATGGCGGGGCAGGAGCCCTCTCAGTCGGCTTCGCCGACAGCTCCCCCAGAGGGGCGAGCCACTGGCGTGTCGGGCGAGTTTTCGCTGGACGCCGGAAGCTCTATGGGACGTAAAATGGCGGGCGCTGCTACAGAGGACGGCGGCAGCGGCCCTGCGCAGCAGGCGCTGGGAGCCGCAGCCCGGGCGCAAAGCGCCACTGGCGTGCCGGGCAGCTCTGAGCTGGACGCCGGAAGTGCTGCGGGGCGCGAGATGGCGGGCGATGCGACAGAGGGAAGCGGAAGCGTAAATGAGACTGCCGCAAAATCGGAAAACCCGGCGGTGCGGCAGTTTGCCGAAGTGGCGGCGAGCGACAGCCTGACGGGCAAGACCATCGGACTGTTTACGCCGAACGCCGAGAACCGGGAAAACCGTGCGGCTTTTGAGCAGGCTTACGGCGTGACGCTGCCCGACACTGCGGCCGCGACCCGCCGGATGCTGCGGGAGATCGCCGCACAGCAGAACGTGAAAAGCGAAACAGCGCCTGCTGTACAGAGTGCAGAGCTGCCCAGCGAAGCTGTGAGTGTGCCGCAGACAGTGCAGGATGCTCCCGCAGAAACCACCGATGCCATGCCGGAAACGGCTGCGCCGGACAACGTGCGTGAAGCGGCTTCCGCCGCAGCTGAAACCGACGGCTACGAGAACGCCCCGCTGCGGGAGACTCTGGGTCTCCGGCCGGAAGCGCCGAAGACCCAGCGGGAGGCCGAGGTGCAGCGGGCGCTGGAAGGCTGGCGGGTGACGGACAAGGCAGCCGAGACCATCAGCAAAAATATGCCGGACAGGGTGGACGCCGACCGGTATGCGGCCGCAGCGTCGCCGCTGTACCGGCTGGGCCGGAGAGGCGCTGCCACCTTTGCGCAGGCGCTGGAGCTGGCGGGCAGCATGAGCGGCACGGCGGCGGACATCAATTATATCCTGAGCACCGACGCCGGCCGGACGGCCCTTGAGATCGCCTACACCCAGGGCAAGGGCGAACGGATGCTCTACGCCGAAAAGATGGCCGGCCTGGGCGGCACACTGAGCAGCGAGAGCACCAGCGGCAGGGGCGAGGTATACGCCAAGGGTACGATGCGGCAGGAGAGCGACCCGGCCAGCCAGATCATCAGCCTGAACGCCGCGGCCACCGGCACGGATGCTGTGCTGAGGGATGTGCTGCAGAACGACCCGGGAGTCAGGGCCTATGTGGACACCGAGACGGCCCGGATCTTCTTCGGCGACAGTGCGCAGGACATCTTCGGCACGGTGCTGCACGAGGACTACCACTGGTACAACGCGCTGGACGCCGAGGGCGCACGGACTTTGCAGGAGCACGCGCTGGAATATCTGGCGAAGAGCAGCGGCTACGAAAGCCTGGACGAGATGATCCGGGCGAAACTGCGGGATTACAGCGCCCAGAGCCTGACCTATGAGCAGGCAGCGGAGGAGCTGGTGGCCGACGCATGGCGGGGCATCTTTGACAGCGAGGAGAGCTTCAAGCGCTGGGTGACGTTCCAGCGCGGGCAGGCAGAGAAGAACGCAGGCAAGAGCGGCGCCATCCACAAGGTGATGGAGCAGGTGCGGCAGATGCTGGATGGGCTCATCAGCCGGGCAAAGGAAGTGCTGACCATCGACCCGGACGACCGCGCCGCCCTGAAGGCGAAGCGTCTGGCCGAGGCCGAAAAGCGCACTTTGCAGGACGAGTATTTCGCCCACGCAGAAAAGGCCATGGACAACCTGCGGACGGCAAAAGAAAACGCCGCAGCCCTCAAGACCGAGAGCGCGGCGGAAAAGAAAGGAATGCGGTTTCAGCTGCACGAGGGTAAAAATTCCCTTGTTGAGCAGATGAATAAAAATCTTACACAGCTCGAGCAGATGGAAACGGCAGCGGTCATTAAGGGAACGGAAGTCTCGTTTGGCACAAGCCGAAAAGAAAACATTGCGAATGTTGCAGCTTATTTTGATTCTCTCGGAAATCGTGTTGAGAGGTCGGAATTTGGAACAGTAGAATTGACCGCAAAAGGTGCAAGAACTACAATTCAACACGGTAACAGCGCAGCAAAACAAGCGGCAGTAGGCGCAATTCCTGAAATTATTAAAAACGGCCGTCAAATTGGATACGAAAAGAACTGGCAGGGCAGAGGCTATGATACCTATGTTTTTGCAGCACCTGTTGAGATCAATGGAGCAAGACTTTATGAAAGTGTTATCGTCAATTCTTACCGTCATGATAATCGAAGGGTGTTCTATGTACATGAAGTCTGCTGGACGGATGGAAGCTATGTAACACTGAATACTCAAGGCTTACCAATAAAAAAAGAAGATACCGCCACATCGCTCCCGAAAGCGATGCTGAGTGCCTTTGCAGACACCCAGGAAGTATCTTCTAAACAGAGTATAGCACAAACCTCCGACGAAAGCAAGAGAACCGACGAACCTGTGAAGAAAACCACCCGCTTTCAGCTGGCCGAGCAGGCAGATCGGGACGCCAAGCAGAACCAGCAGCGGCAGGCCAGCCGGGTACTGGCGGAGAAGGCAGCGGCCTTTGATACCCTGAACCAGTTCTTCGGCCTGACGAAGAACACCCGGCTCTCGGACGCTGCTCTCGAGAGCCTCGCCATCCGGTGGACCAAGACCAACGGCAGCCGGGCCGACCGGACGAAGCTGGCAAACGAGACGCGGGCGCTGGTGGAGTATCTGCGCTCGGAGGGCGCGGATATGGCCAAGGCGCAGGGACTGGCCGAGACACTGGCGGGCGAAGTGCTGGACGAGGCGACCTACCGGAACACGGAGCTGTGGGACGAATACCCCGACCTGCATGACCTGACCTACACGGTAGACAAGAACGGCAAGGCCAAGGCGGAGCTTGTGAAGCGGTACGGAAGCTGGACAGAGGCGGTGGCCGAGGCCCGGCGCCACGGCGTGAAGCTGCGGCAGGCGGAGGGATACCGGGACGGCAACCCGGCGGAACAGTACGAGTCCATCGTGAACGGCACCCGGGCCGTGGGCGGCGTGAAGGAGAGCGCTGCGGCACTCTTCCGCTCGGCGGCACAGGAAGCGGGCGTGGCGGGCGCAGCCAGCATGGAGAGCACGGAATGGCTCGACGTGCTGATGAACGTACACGACACCATCAAGCCCAAGATGATGAGCCGGTTTGCGGACGCTGCCGAATACGAGGACGCCAAGGTGGAACTGGCGGGCCGGATGATCGGCGACATCATGAGCCACCCGGAGATGACCGATGCCGAGGCGGTGTTTGAGGGCATCCTGAAACACAACCGGGAGGTGGCCGCCATGGCCGCCGGAAGCGAGGAGCGGGCGGCTGAGGTGACGAAGGGGCTGAAGAGCGTGCAGCAGGCCCAGCGGAAGGCTTTTGCCGACCGGATGCGGGAAAACAGCCGCAGCCAGAGCGCCGAGGCCAAGAGCGTGAGCCGGGCGGAACGACAGCTCAACGAGAATCTGGAAACGCTGGGCGCGCAGGTGAGCACGGCGGCGGGGCTCGACGAGAAGATGACCGCTCTGCGGGAAGCCTATGAGCGGGAATGGAAGGCCGAAAAGAACCGGATGAAGCAGGCCCGGCAGGAGATGCTGGACGAGATAAAGCTGGAGCGGCAGCAGATGCGCGCGCAGATCAACGACCTCTCCCGACAGGTGGCCGGTGAGCAGAAACGGGCCGACCGGGCAGAATATCAGCTCATCGTACAGGAGCGGGAGATCATGGAGTGGGAGGAAGAAAACCAGCGCAAGGCGGATGCGTGGCAGCAGAAGCAGGCCCAGCGGAACGCCATCGCCATTGAAACGGCCCGGCAGCAACGGGACGAAGACGTGGCCGTGGCCAAGGCACTGGCCGAAAAGCGGGTGCAGAAGGCCCGGGACGGACGGAAGGCGGACGAGCTGAAACGGAGCATCCGGAACAACGCCGCCCAGCTCAACCAGATGGTGCTGCGGCCGAAGCCTGGGAAATATGTGCAGAAGAACCTCATCGTGCAGGCGGCCGAGGTGGCGAAGCTGGCGGACATGGCGGTGCTGAACAACAACGCCGTGGCCAAGCTGACCGCCCTGCAGGACAGCATCCGGCGCAGCGGAGAGATGGACGCCGGCATCCACGCCGACTGGGAGAACAGCGGCGTAGAAAACCTCATCCAGAAGCTGCGGGACGACATGAACGCCAGCAAGCAGGCCAAGCTGGACCGGCTGAACAAGCAGCTGGAAGAAGCCAAGGCCCTGCCGGACGGCGACAAGGCCGAACAGCTGCGGGACCGGCTGCGCCAGCGCATCCGGGAGACGGAGAACCGCACCTATCTGCCCATGACGGTGGACCAGCTGCGGATGCTGAAGGCCATCACGGCCAGCACCCTGCACATGATCCGGACGGAAAACAAGACCCTGAGCCTTGCGAGGGCCGAAGAAGTGGACAGCATGGCCATGAAGGCCGCCCGCGAGGTGCTGAACTCGGAGGGCAACGGCTTCGGAGAGAAATTTGAAAAGGCGAAGGGCGCGATGAACCGCTACCAGCTGGACATGCTGGGCGGCACGAGAATGTTCCGGCGCCTGGGCGGCTACACCAAGAACGGCCAGATGGAGAAGCTGGGGCAGATGCTGAACGACGGACAGCGGCGGCAGACAGAAATCCTTGTGGAAGGCGAAAGCCTGTTTGCCAACGTGACCGGCAAGGAACACATGAAAGAGGTGGAGGCATTTGCAGGCCCCGGCGCGGAGCTGGTGGACATCGGCCTGAAGGACAGCAAGGGCAATGCCGTGCCGCTGAACCACGCACAGCTGTGCAGCCTGTACATGCTGCTGCGCAACGAGGACAGCCGCCACCACCTGATGACCGGCGGCCTGACCCTGCCGGACGCTGTCCAGTACGCCAAGGGCAACATCGAGAGAGCCTACCAGCGCAGCCAGACCGTGATGCTGGGGACGCTGGTGAACGCCGACGGCGTCCCCATGGCCGACACCATTTTGCAGACGGTACAGGACGCCATGACGGACTATGACCGGGCATGGTGTGAGGACATGAAGGACTTTTTCGGGCGGTACACCACGAACCTCATCAACGAGACCAGCATGAAGCTGCTGGGCTACAACCGGGCCACCGTGAAGAACTACTACCCCATCGCAGTAGACCGGAGCACGCTGGCGACGGAGATCGAGGGCGTGAAGATGAATGCTACCATCGAAGGCCGGGGCTTTTTGAAGGAGCGCGTGAAGAGCGGCAAGCCCATTTTGCTGGAAGAGTGCCAGAACGTGGTGAACCGGAGCCTGCGGGACACGGCGGCCTATGCGGGCCTTGCGGCCCCCATCCGGGACGTGCAGCGGGTGCTGAACAGCACCGTGGAGACGGCAGAGGGCATCGGTGTGCTGAAGGACAAGATCATCGGCGAGAAGTGGGGCAGGGAGATGGTAAGCTACATCAATGACCTGCTGACCGACCTGCAGACCAGGCAGCGGCACCGCAGCAGCACCATGAGCCGGGCGCTCGACCGGATGCGGGGCAACTACGCCGGGGCCATCCTGACCGTGAACCCGGGCGTGGCCATCGCGCAGGCGGCCAGTCTGCCCACGGCGGGCGCGGTGCTGGGAGTAGACACCATGGCGGCGGTGCTGCCCTTCGTGAAGAATTTCTCGGGTAAGCAGCGGGCCGCGGTGGAAGCGGAGATCCGTCAGCACGGAGACGCCCTGCTGCAATACCGCCTGCGCGGCACCAAGCGGGGAGAGATGAGCTCCATCGGCGCGCACAAAAACCTTGTGGCGAAGGCCTCGGAAGCGATGCCTGCCGTGACCGGCTGGATCACCGGCATGGACGAGATCACGGTGGCGGCGCTGTGGGAGGGCGCGAAGCGGTATGTGGAGCACCACGCAGCGGAATTCGGCGAGGGTGCCGCGGAGAAGGGCAGCGAAGCCTACTGGGAAGCCGTGAACAAGATGTACCAGCGGGTCATCGAGGAGACCCAGCCCAACTACACCACCATGCAGCGGGCGGGCATCCAGCGCAGTGACAACGAGTTTGTAAAGACGCTGACCATGTTTACCACCCAGCGCTTCCAGAACTACGGCATCCTGGCCGACGCAGTAGGCGACTACAAGGCCCAGAAGGCGCGGTACGCTGCCGACCAGAGCGCGGAAAACAAAGCTGAGGTGCAGCGGGCCGGACAGGGCCTGCGCCGGGCGGCGGCAAGCCAGGTGGTGCAGACGGCGGTATTTGCCCTGATGAAGATCGGCGCGGACTTTTTGCTCCACCGGTGGGACAAGGAGCAGGACGAGAACGGCGACATCACGGCGGCCAGCGTGGGCAAGCGGTTTTTCGACCTGTACACCGAGAGCGCAGCCGGAAACTTTTTGTACGGAGCGGAGATCTACAGCGTTATCTCGAACGCCGCAAGCGGCGCGGACTACGACGTGGTGAGCGCCACCAATATCAGTGCGGTGAACGATCTGTTTGCTGCCTTTACCAAGACCGCCAAGCTGCTGCGGACGGACACCGGGGAGATGAGCGAGGAAGAGCTGGCGGCGCACCACCAGAAGCTGAACAAGGCGGTGCTGAAGGACATCCAGTGCGGCCTTGAGCTCTACGGCGTACCGGCGGCCAACATCCGGAAGGTGATGCAGGCTTTCGAGGGCTACTGGGAGGACGCACAGGCCCTCGGCCGAGGCGAAGGCTTTAGCTTTAGCTCTGCACCCTCTTCGGCCACCGGACAGTACGACCGGCTGTACAACGCCATCCAGAGCGGGGACAGCGAGGAGGCTGCGGCGGCCATGAAGAAGCTGGAACAGATGGGCAAGACGGACAAGGTGGACAGCGAGCTGGCAAGGCGGCTGAAGCAGTACGACGCCGACGTGCTGGCGGCGGCCGAGGCCCGGAACGCCGGGAAGACCCGGGCCGAGGAAAAGGCCCGAAAGGCCGTATTTGAGAAGCTGCGGGAGGGGCTGGGCGTTGCCCCCGCGACGGACAGAGCCAAGGGCAAGGCGGACGCGGCCCGGCGGGCGCAGCTCATCGACGTGGTGAACAAGGCGGTGGACGGCAAGGCGGACGAGCTGCTGGCGGGCAGCAAGGACGGCAGCGTATACGACGCGCTCCTGGACGAAGTGGAAAATGGCCGGGCGAAGGACGTGCAGGCCGAAATAAACCGGCTGCTGACCGCAGGCAAGGACAAGGGCAACATCAAGAGCAAAATCACCGAGGCCGTGAAGGAAGAGTATCTGGCCGGAAGCGACCGGGACCGGGAGAAGCTGGAGAAGAAGCTGCTGGCCCTCGAGGACGCAGACGAGAATCCGCTGTACGAGGAAAAGGACTTTGCACAGTGGGTGAACCAGGCGGACAAGAAGGCCGAGAAGGCGAAGGACGAGAGAAATTGGTGGGAGGGGGTGAAGTAAAAATGACTTGATATTCCGGCGCAGTTGGCGTATACTGATGGTAAGAAAGTTGGAAAATCCAACGATGCAAAGGAGCTGACAGATATGCTGACAGAGCTGAGGACCAAGTCTCAGATCACTATCCCGAAGGACATCGTGGCACGGCTGGGCCTGCACGAGGGCGACAAGCTGGAAATCGTGGAAAAAGACGGAACCATCCAGATCATGCCGGTGGCCGTGTACCCCAAGAAGTATCTGGACGAGCTGCGCAGCGAGATCAATGAAACAAAGGCGAAGATCGCAGCCGGTGAACAGCCGGTCTTTGATACCGTTGACGAGCTGTTTGAGATGTTGGATGGAGTGAGCTGATGGCGTACAAGATCACATTTACCAAGCGGTTCGTCAAGAACATGAAACGGCTGTCGGCAGCAGAACGGACACAGCTGAAAAAGAAGCTGGAACTGCTGATGCAAGATCCGCTATACCCGTCACTGCGAACAAAGCGGATACAGGGAACGACAGACCTGTTCGAATTCAGCGTCAATATGGATGTTCGGGTCATATGGCAATACGACGGAGACACCATCATACTGCTGCTGGACATCGGACACCACGATATTCTGAATCAGTTTTAAGAAAAGAACGAGCACTCTGGCTGTGAGCCGGGGGTGCTCGTTCTTTTTGTATGTCTGCAACGGCGACGACCACGGCCGGTGGCCGAAACAGGGAGGAGCTGTTGGGGCAGCGGCCAGCAAGATGCAAGCGGCAGCGCAGCAGATGCTGGGAGCCGCAACCCGTGCTCGCCTGCGGCGAGACCTTACAAAACTACTGCGGGCTTGAATAAGTCCGCAGTAGTTTTGAAGCAGGGGACGTGGTAGGCTGAAGAAGAAGAGGCCTTTAGAAACGGCAGCGGACCGGAAGGAAACCTCTCAGCTTTGCAGTCCGCCTGACGGCGGCGCTGCAAAGCAGCTCCCCTGGCGAGGGGAGCCTTTCTCAAAGGAAGGAGCCTCAGAGTGAAAGTAAGAATCATCAAGGACCGATTCGGCGGGATGGGCTGGCGGGCCGAGCCGGGCGTGCTGCATCTGGGCGGCGTAGGAACGGCGGGCGTGGAGAGCCTGAGCTTCGCGCTGCCGGAGGAGTGGGACGGGATGGCCGTGACCCTGCACATCGAGCAGGAGGGCGGCACGCTGCCCCAGCCGGTGCTGCTGGACGAGAGCCGGGAAGTGACCATCGACCGACGCTTTACTGCCGCCCGGCAGGGGCTGTGGATGCTGCTGGCCCAGAGCGCGGACGGCTACACGGCCATGAGCTGCCCGGCGAAATACGACTGCTACGAGACCATTGAGCTGTCGGGTACGGTGGAGGACATCGACCCCAGCGTGTACGCCCAGTTTGTGGCGCTGGTGCAGCAGGCCGTGAACACGGCCATGAACGAGGGTGCAGCCGCAAAGGACGCGGCCAAGACGGCACGGGCGGCGATGGATGCCGCCCAGAAAGGCGCAGCCGCCACCCAGAAGGAGCGGATGAGCGCCGAGGACGCCGAAAACGCTGCTGCCCTTGCGGCGGCAAGGACGCAGGCAGACATCACGGCTGCGGCCGCCAGCGCTGCCAGCGCACTGGGCGCGGCAAATGAGACACTGGACGCCTGCACCGCTGCCACTCAGGCGGCGAACCGGGCGGCGAACCTTGCCCCGAAAAAGGAGGAGCGCCGCCTGCTGATGCGTCTGCTGCGGGAAGCCGCCTATCAGACCAAGACCGCCGACACCCTGCTGGACCAGCTGAGCGGGGTATGGGCCGAGGTACCGGTGGAGGCCGTGCGGCTGAACAGGGACAGCCTGACCTTGCACGTGGGCGACCGGGCAGCGCTGGGCGTCCGGATCAGCCCCGAGGACGCCACCGAGCAGACCGTGCTGTGGGAGAGCAGCGACGAGGCTGTGGCCACGGTGGAGGACGGCGTCATCACGGCGAAGACCCCCGGCGGAGCGCGGATCACGGCCCGGGCGGACGGATGCAGCGCAGAGTGCGCCGTGCTGGTGAAGCCGACAGTGGAGCGGGTGAGCCTGAGCGAAGACGCCCTGACTCTGACGGCGGGTGAGACGGCGGTGCTGGACGCAGCCGCCGACCCGGAGGGCGACGTGGCGTGGCTGAGCAGCGACGAGACCGTGGCCGAGGTGAGTGACGGCACCGTGACGGCCAAGAAGCCGGGCGCTGCGGCCGTCCTCGCCGCCAGCGGCGGGAAATACGCCTGCTGCACCGTGCGGGTGCGGGAGGCCGAGGCGCCGGTGGAGACCGTGGTCCTGAGCCAGACCACCTTAAACCTAAGACCCGGAGAAAAAGCGGCCCTGACGGCCACAGTCAGCCCGGCCGGCGCCGACCAGGCTGTGGTGTGGTACAGCGCCGACCCGGAGACCGCCAGCGTGACCGGGGGCGAGGTGGTGGCTATCTGTGCCGGAACAACGGAGATCGCGGCCATTGCGGGCGGCGTGAAGGCAGCGTGCAGCGTAACGGTGGCCGAGGACGGCCTGAGAGCCGCCAGCCTGATGCTGAGCGCCGGGACGCTGGAGCTGACAGAGGGCAGGACTGCCTCCCTGACGGCCACGGTGCTGCCCACCAGCATCCCCCAGAGCAGCATCGCGTGGACCAGCTCCAACGAAGAGGCTGCCGTGGTGGACGGCGGCGTGGTGACGGCCCGCGCCGCCGGTGCGGCCATCATCCGGGCCAGCGTGGGCGGCAAGACGGCCAGCTGCACCGTGACCGTAAAGGCGGCAAGGGTGCCGGTGAGCAGCGTGACGCTGGACCGCAGCACCCTTGAGCTGAGCGTGGACGGCACGGCCCGCCTGACAGCTGCCGTGCGGCCCGAGAACGCCGACGACCGCACCGTGGTGTGGCAGAGCAGCCGGGAGGACGTGGCCACCGTGAGCGGCGGCATCGTGCGGGGCGTGGCCGAGGGCAGCACGCTCATCAGCGCCACGGCAGGCGGCGTAAAGGCCGAATGCCGCGTAACGGTGAGCCAGGCGCTGGTGTGGTGCAGCGTGGTGAACCGGCTGAGCCATGTGACCACCGACCAGACCGCCGTCGTGGTAGCGAAGGGCCGGGCCTACAAAGCCGCCCTGACCGCCGAGAGCGGGTACACCCTGACCGAGGTGAACGTGAAGATGGGCAGCGAGGACGTGACCGGAAGTGCGTGGAATGCCGAAGAGGGCTGCGTGAACATCGAGACCGTGACCGGAAACATCGTCATCACGGCAAAGGCGGAGGTAAAGAATGAGTGAACCTATCTACAACAGCGCCGGTGAGGTGCTGTACCCGGGCCTTGCGGGCGACGGGGCCGGATACCGGGGAAGCCGGCTTGTGACCCTGACGCCGGAGGGCTGGGAGAAAGCGGAAGGAACGTGGCCCCTGATGCAGGCCGCCCCGGTGCCGGAAGCGAAGACCGGCTACGTAGCTCTCGGCTCCTACCCGGACAGCTACGGCGCGGCGGCGCAGGAGGCGGGATGCCCGGCCTACTGCGAGGCGCGGGACGGCTTTGTCTGCTTTTACGCCCGGGCGAAGCCCTCCGGCGACATCCGGGTGCAGGTGACCCTGCTGGGCGAAGCGGGCGGCGCTGCGGTGGCCGGGCCGGTGGCGGGGAGCGGCGTGAGGGTGGACCCCACCCTCACCATCTCCGGCGCTGCGGCGGACGCTGCGGCAGCGGGCGTAAGAATTAAAATGCTCGAGATGCAGTTCGGCTCTGGCATTGATGGGTCTAGTTTCGTTACTGCCTTTGACACGCTCGACGGCGTAGAGCTGACTGGGGTGTGGAACAAGAAAGCGAGCCGCATTGATTTTTAAGAGGAAGGAGGATTCGAATGCAGATCAAAGACTTAGCCATTGGTGATGGCTTTGTATACCTGATGGAAGGCAGTACCAAAGTCAAGTTTTATGCGCTGTGCCACAACTATGAGAGCGGCCTGAACAGTAGGGGGCGGACACTGTTTTGCCGGGAGAGTCCGGCGAATTTGACTCTGGACAAGTTCACAGCTGCCGTACAAAAATGGATCTCCACCACATCATATAAGTATCAATATACTACTTGGAGCGGAAGCTATTCGAAAGTACAGACGGGTTCTGCAAATTTCTTTTCACTATCAGCAATAGAGCTTAACATGGCTACAGATTATTATACGAAGGGGCTTGCAGATGGCTCGGCTCTTTCGGCGGCAGCCAGAACCCGGGTAGGATATATCATAACAGCCAGCGACACTTCCTTCTGGACAAGAAGTACGGACACGAGATCGAGCGGCTATCATAAAGAAGATGGCGACAATGTTTACGATTACGATTATTATTATGCCGTTGTCGGTGCAAGCGGCTCCAGTATATCGTTCTCTAAATTCGATAGATATAAAACTAGCCTGGCCACCCTTCCCTGTTTCACCTTGCCGGAGACGCTGTACATCGACAAGGATGGTTTCCCGACCGTAAACCAGCCCCCCGAAGTAACCAGCGATGTAGGAGCCAGCGGGGCAAAGCTTGGAGAGAAAAATGCACCCTTTACGGTGGCCTACACCGTGACCGATGGCGACGGAGACCCCATGACCATCACCGAAAAGGTGAACAGCGTGGAGCTGGCCGTCCGCGAGAATGTGACCACCGGCACCGAACTCACGGTGCAGTGCCTGAGCGAGAAAGCCCTGTTCCAGCAGATCCTTAACGGGGAGAACACCCTGACGCTGGAAGTGGACGACGGCAAGACCACGACAGAGTGGACCGCGGCCTTTACCAAAAATGTGACAAGCGCCGTCCTCTCGCTGGCCCAGCCCCTAACGGCGGATGATACCATTACCGTGGCCGCGCTGACGCTCGAGGGCAGTTTCCCGGCAGACATGAGCTTGACCGTGGAGCTGACCAACAACGCACTGGACGATGCCCCCGTGTGGGAGACCGTGACGGACATCCAGAGCGGCGAGAGCCGGGCATTTGTACACCACGCCTTTGCCAACAAGACCGCCGCCAAGGGAGCGGCCTTTAACTACAAGGTGATGATCACTCGGGGAGCTTCCGGCGTCGGCGGCACTATCACCATGATCGGAGGTGTTATCGGATGAGCCTGCGTAAGGTAGAAAAGAGCCTGAAAGAGCTCCACAAGAAGCTGGAAGAGGAGCGGATGCTCAGGGAGCTGCCCGGTCTCGTGGCGGGGATCGAAGATGCCATGTGTGAGCAGGATATGGCCTCACAGGAGCGGCTGGCGACTATCGAGGACTCGCTGTGCGAGCTGGACGCCGCTATCAACAACAAGTAAGGAGGTAGCATATGGATAAAATCTGGGCAAACAGGTTGATTGCCGGGACGAAAACATGGGCTGAGATGCCTGCAAGCCGCCGCGCCGGAGTCAAGCGGGAGCTTGGCAAGAGGGTTGCCGAGGGCGAAATCGCCCCTGAGCAATACAAGGAGATCACGGGGGAGGACTACTACAATGGATAAACTGCTGGAGCTGCTGGAAAAGCTGGTGCGGGCTATCTTTGGCCCCGGTAACGAGGCAGAGACCACCCCTGACGCCCCTGCTACCGCCCCGGAGCAGGTAAGCGCTCCGCCCGGTTGGGAGGGAGACCCGCCGTACCGGTACCTGGATGTGAGCCGGTGGCAGGGAAAAATCAAAATGGAAGGCTGGCAGGCTATCAAGGAGGCAGGCTACAAGGGCGTGATGCTCCGGGCCTGCGGGAACAGTAACAGCTACAACCCCAGCAAGGCGTACATCGATCCGACTTTCGATAGCAACTACGCCAATGCTAAGGCGGCCGGGCTGGATATTGGTGCCTACTATTTCACGAAGGCCACGAGCGAGGCAGAGGCCGACAAAGAGCTGGCGGTACTGCGGAAGACGCTGCGGGGCAAAGAGCTGACCATGCCGGTGGCGGTGGACATGGAAGACGCCATGCTGACTGTTCACAAGCCGAAAGACCTGACCAACCTCGCGGCCTACCACCTCGAGCAGATCGAGAAGATGGGGTTCTACGCCCAGTTCTACACCTACACGAGCTACGCCAACCGCAACCTCGAGATGGAGCGTCTGGCCGGGCGGTGGGACATCTGGCTGGCAGACTATACCGGCAAGACGCCGAAGGTGGGCTTCGGGTACAACGCACACCAGCACACCAGCGAGGGCAGCGTGCCGGGCATCACGGGCAACGTAGACCTCAACGTCACTACCATCAACTATCCCCGTATCATCGAGAAGAAGGGTCTGACCCGTCTCCGGGAGGCATAATGGAGCTGTATGAGTCGTTGAAAGTCGTCGGTGCAGCGATGATCGGCCTCTTCGGGTTTGTGGCATCGCTGGACAAAATGGTTGACCTCTGGAAAAAGTACAAGGGTCTGGCCGAGGCTCCAGACAAGGCCCAGAACGAGGAGATAAAAAACCTGAAGGATGACGTGGAGCTACTTAAGACCAGGATGATGGGCGTGCAGGATGCACTGGGCAGGGATATGCGGCGATTCAATAATCTCGATGACCTTGTCCTGCTGATCCTTGACGGCGTGCAGAACCTGTTGGAAGCGCAGCTCTCGGGAAACAACCACGATGGCATGGAAGCGTGCCATCAGAACATCCTTAAGTACCTCATGAAAGGAGCGACCAAACATGGAGATAGCAGTGAGTAAACTTCTGAGCATCCTGCCCGCCCCGGTGGCGGCAGTGCTGATGCTGGGTGGCTTTATCTTCTACGCCATTGGCTGCATCCGCCTTGGCTATGGTGCCGCGGTAAAGCCGCTGGTGCTGGACCTCATCGAGAGGGCTGAGCAGGAGATCCAGGGGACAAAGAGAGGCGCAGAGCGCAAGGCGTGGGTCGTCAAGATGCTCAGGGCCGCTTTGAGCGCCAGCAAATACGGCAGACTCATCAGCTGGGCCATCACCGATGAGACCATCGGCGCCGTGATCCAGTTTTTCTTCGACCGGGCAAAGGCGGCGCTGAGTAAGGGGTAAGACCATGAGCGACACTACATACGGCCTGAAAGGCATTGATAAAATTATTGGATAAACAAAACCCCCGACGCTCCAAATGAACTGCCCCCCATTTGTTAGACAGTATGGTATACTGTTTAGGAAATGGGGTGTTTTTGTATG